AAATTGTAAATTTCAATAATGGGATTCCTAGTGAAGAAGCACAGGAAGAAACTAAAAACAAAGTATTAAGAAAGTTAACAGGGTCTAAAGGAGAAAAGGTCATAGTGGCATTTAACAATAATGCAGAAAGTAAAACTACCGTAGAAGATATACCTTTAAACGATGCGCCAGAGCATTATACATACTTATCTACTGAATGTACGAATAAAATACTTGTAGGGCATAATGTAACCTCTCCTATGTTAATTGGTGTAGTAACAGATAATCAAGGCTTTTCTTCTAATGCGGACGAAATAGAGATAAGTGCAAAGTACTTTTATAATACTGCTATACGACCTTTTCAAGATTTAATAATAGAGGGAATAGATAAGATTTTAGCCTTTAACAATATTTCCTTAGACTTATATTTTAAGCGCTTAAATTTGTTAGAAGATGTAGAGCAAGAACAACAAGCAAAAGAAGAAAATTCTTTAAATATGTCTAAGGATTTAGATACTATCTTAGCAGAATTTGGAGAAGATGAAAGCGACGAGTGGGAACTAATAGATAGTAGAGATGTTAATATAGATTTAGAAGATGATCTAAATGCACAAGTTAAGGAATGGGAACAGTCTTTTAAAAAGCCTAAAAGCCTTTTAAGTAAATTAATCAGTCTAGCAGGAACAGGAAGAGCAAACCCAAATAAAGCAAGTAAACAAGACGAAGAAATAGACGGTTTCTATTTTAAAGTAAGGTATAAATACGAGGGCAGCACTGATGGGGAAAGACCTTTTTGTAATGCAATGCTAAGAGCAAATAAATTATACACTAGAGAAGATATAGAGCGTATTAATTCAGAGGTTGTAAACAAGGGACACGGACATAAAGGGCAGCCTTACGATTTGTTTAAATATAAGGGTGGTGTAAATTGCTCACATGTTTGGAGAAGAAAGACTTACGTAAGTACTACTAAAAATGCTTCTATAGATTCAAGTAAGACAAGTGCAGTAAGTAACGCAAGTGCTACTAAGTTTGGTTATAAAGTAGACAATCCTAGTGAAACTTCCATAGAGCCTAGATACATGAAATACGAAGGACATCACCCAGATTGGGTAAAAGAAAATATAGGATAGAAATGGCAAAAGCGATATTTATACAATTAAAAGACATTCCTAAATATACTGTAGCAAACGGTAATATAGACAATGATAAATTTATCCAGTTTATTAAAATTGCACAGGATATACATTTACAAGGGTTGCTAGGTACAGATTTATTTGATAAGATTAGTGTAGACATAGTGGCAGTATCTTTGTCAGGCGATTATTTAGACTTAGTTAATGACTATGTAAAGCCTGTTCTTATACACTTTGCTATGGTGGAGTACTTACCATTTGCTGCTTACACGGTAGCTAATAAAGGAGTGTATAAACATACTTCCGAGAATGGCGAAACGGTAGATAAGTTTGAAATAGATTTTCTAGTAGAGAAACAAAGGCAAATAGCTACACATTATGCAGAAAGGCTTAATGCTTACTTATGTAATAATAGTGAGTTGTTTCCAGAATATTTAACTAACTCTAATGGGGATATGTACCCAGATAGGGATTTAAACGTAACAGGATGGGTGCTATAAAAGTTTACAAACCAAAGAAAGAAAACGAAAAGAAACTAATTTTATTTTTAAAAAAAGTAAGCAATGGCAGACAGTACAATAAGTAATTTAGGTGCAGCAGGTGCTTTATTAGGTGCTGAATTAGTAGCTATTGTACAAAGTGGAACTACTGTACAAACTACTGTAAATGATATAGTAGCTTTAGCAGGTAGCTCAAATTTAGGGAATGCAAACTTAGTAGCCGATGCAAATCAAAGAACTTACAAATTGCTTGGTAATTTAGCAACTGATACTTTGTCAATACTAAACAATGCTGGTTCAAATATAGTAGATTTTCAAGGAGACCAAAATGTAAGATTTCATGGTATTATAGGTGTTAACGGTGTTTCTCCCACTCCTGGTTATGGTATAAATTCAAATGGTTCGACTGCTGGAGTTAGGGGACAAGGCGGATATTATGGTGCAATATTCGACGGTACAAACACAGGTGCATATATTAATGGTGTTGCTGCTGGTGGAGAGTTCCATAGTAGTGGCGGTCATGCGATATTAGGAATACAAGGTTCAGGATTGTCAGCATTGAAAACAGACGGAAAAACAATAGCAATTAATTACAAGGTTAATGCAGACTACGGTACACTATCAGTAGGAGACGAATATTATGCTTCAGCTTCTGACATTCTTGCAAATGGAGACCTTATAAGAGCAGTTAAGATTTAATAAAATAATAAAAAATGATAAGAACAAAACAACCGCAATTAATAGATGCACAGAATGGTAAGAGTGAAATAGTTTATTTTGACATTTCACACGAATTAAAAGACATTGTTAAGGGGTTAGTTACTTTTAACATGGTTTCTTTTATTATGGTTGATGGTCAACTACACGCTATCAAGGAAAATAAAGCAGTCTATAAATTAAGTACGTTCAACGCTCTTTATGGTGCAATGACATTGAATGACTTTAACGATCAAATTGATAGTTTAATGATTGGTCAAATTGACTACATAAATAAATATACTTGGGTAGGTACAGAGGTACAAGATCCAGTAAGGTTTTGGAATTTAACTGCAAACGATTTAGAAATAGTAATATGAGAGGTTTAGTTTTAGTTATTGTGGCAATAGTACTAACTTCATTTGTGGGGGTACTTAGTCTTGTAATAACTCCGATTTATTTTATAATTACATTCAAATGGAAATCAGGATTGAACCAATTAGATAAGTGGCTTTATAAGTTGGCTTTGTCTATTGACCAAACTGGTAATGTATTATGTGCAACTACTTTGCAATTATTGTTAACAAAAAAGTACGGTTTTGAGTTCGTAGACGAGGATGATACCGTATCGTATTGTCTTGGACGTAACCAATTAAGAGGTACTTTAACATGGTTAGGTAAAGCGATTGTATGGATATTGAACAAACTAGAGAAAGACCATACTGGAAAAGCTATTGCAATGAAAATAGTAAAAGATAAAGAAGCACAACAAAGAGTAATCGAGAATAAATACCATATCTAATGAATAACCTAATTTTAAAATCTTTTCTATTATCGCTTCTTACTTTTTTTGCCCCTGTAGGTTGGATTATTTTAGTAGTTTCATTGTCTACTATAATAGATACTTTTTTTGGTATTTGGAGAAGTCTTAAATCAGGTGGTAAATTCAAGGCAAAAATTCTTAGATTTGGTTTTGTACCTAAAGTACTTTCTTATTGTGGTTCTATTATGTTTGTTTATTGTTGTGATTATTTTATAATGAACGACCTTATAAATTTAGGCATACAAATTGATTATTTAACTACTAAACTATTAGCACTTGGGTTAATTGGTATAGAAATAAAGTCTATAGACGAATCTTTCGAAGCGATAAAAGGCTATTCTTTAATAGGTAGAGTATTTGAAACTATTTTAAAGTTAAAAAATATAAAAAAAAAGATACAGGAATAAGATTATTTTACTATCTTCGTACTGTTTTCATAATAATTTCAGTTTTTTAGGTTAAAGGGTGGTGTAAAAGCTACCCTTTTTTTATATATTCACACAAACAAATAATAATTTTATGGCAAACCACAAACAAATAGTACCCTTTTTCTATAAATGGGAGGGCGGTCTTTCAAATGACCCTAACGATTCTGCTTCTAACTATCCATGTCCTATAAGGTATAAAGGGCAATCTGGATGGCATACTAACAAAGGAGTAACTTATAAAGCTTGGGTTGGTGTATTTGGCACTAATAATGAAACTGGGTTTTTAGCTATGTCTAACGATGATTGGGGTTTAATCTTTAAATCTAAATATTGGGATGCAGTAAAAGGCGATAAGATAGCGTTACAGTCAATAGCTAACGTGCTAGTATCTTGGGCATGGGGTTCTGGAAGTAAGACAGCTATAAAGCAGATGCAACGAGTTTTAGGTGTTACAGTAGACGGTATAATAGGCAATCAAACAATATCAGCTATAAACGAATCAAATGAGGTAGAACTATTTGAAAAGTGTATAATAGCTAGAAAACAGTTCTTTGAGTTTATTACTAAACGAAACCCTAAAAACCTTAAATTTTTAAAAGGTTGGTTAAATAGATTAAATGATTTTAACAAACAGTTTCATCCATGAAAAATATAGCCTTTTTAAGCGTTCTAATAGCTTTTAGTTCTTGTGGTGTTAAATACCATTCAAACAAGATAGAAAAGCACACAAACAAGCTAATAAGTAAGGGTATCGTAATTCCTAAAGATACAGTTACAGTTGTAAAGAATGATACTTTAACATTTGTAGAGCATAGAGATGATACTACTTTTATTACAAAATTAATAACTAAGACGATAACACTAGAGCCGACTATTCAAATAAAAGACCGTTGGCAAGTTAGAACAGAAACAAAATACAAATACAAAACTATTCGAGTACAAGCCAAACAAACGACAAAGCAAGTCAAAGCGGAAAATCGCACAAAGTGGTGGATATGGTTACTAATCGGTTTAGTTATAGGTTGGTTTCTGAATATTTTTATTAACTTGGTGCAAATCTTTAAACTAACTAAATGAGAAAAAGACTATTTTACGACATAGAAACTAGTTTTTGTCAAGGGCATTTTTGGAGGCCTGGATGGAATCAAAACATACTACCACACCAAATAACAGACTACGCTAAAATAATCTCTATCCATTGGAGTTGGGAGGGTAGCGATAAAGTATATAATTTAGATTGGGGTTTAAATAAGCAATGCGACAAAAAGATGCTTAAAAAATTCGTCAAAGAATTAGATAAAGCAGACGAGGTAATCACTCACAATGGTAAAAGGTTTGATACTCCATGGATTCGTACAAGGGCATTGTTTCACGGATTAGACATGAGATACCAATATAACGAAGTAGACACTTATAAATTATGTAAGAAGTATTTAAACCTACCGAGTAATTCTTTAGCTGAAGTTTGCAAGTACTATAACTTAGAAGCAAAAAAGTCAGCAGGTGGAATAGATACATGGATAAACGTAATATACAAAAAGGACAAAGAAGCATTGGATCATTTACTTTGTTATGGCGATGGCGACATAGTAAGTTTAAAAGCGGTCTATTATAAATTACGCCCCTATGTAGCACCTAACTTTCAATTTGCA